GTCCCAAGACTGTTCTCAACAGCATTCGAGAGTGGTGACAGACCAGCCTGATACAATGACGTACCATTCTTCTGTACATCGAACTCGATATCAATGTTCTGAGCACCGCTAGAACGAGCGGTCAAAGTAGCATCAATAACATAGTTCCCTGCCGGAGGAACGAAGGATCCAGAAGTATTAACGACTGAAACTCCGTTCGACAAGACAGTTGCCGCCAACAACTTCCGCGCCACAGTAGTGGCCGCAGGTGTTTCAGCAGCAGCACTCTCAAACATGCCAACTGTAACGTTAGGCAATAAAGCACCCTGAGCAGGATTCAATAGTGTTGGTTTTGAACAGACAAACGAATAACGAACGTGGAGTTCCCCCACAACATTCGTATTTGCCTGTCCAAACGTACACACCCAAAGATTACCTCCATCAAAGGTTTTAATGTCCTCATCCACAGGTATAGGACCTGTTCGGATGTACTTTGCATCAGATCGGTTAACTGACGCCGAATCAGTGGCCAACAGCATACTTTCGTACGGCATGTCATCGACTCGGTGCATAATCTCAACCTGCTGCTTCGTGGTCGGGGCAGGGTTCCCTGCATTATAATCCATAGCAAGGATTACCTTACCCCCTTGACCTTGTGTAGCAAAACCAGAGACCTCAGGCTTGTAATAGAACTCACAACTCTGCTGTTTCCATTCAGAATACAGAGCAGCTTTCAAGGAACCCTTTGGAAAGGTTCCTACAAGACCTGGATTCAACGGATACTTGGTGGCAACGAAAGTAACACTCCCATTTACCTCACCAATATATTCGTCAAACGTAATAATCTCCCTTAGGAAACTCTGACGATCTCGATTCGCCACTCCACGAGGAAGTAACGGACCTGCCAAACCAGCCCTTTTCACACCGCGCGTCCTTTGTTGCACCTTAACCTTTGGGATCAAGGGATTCATTGGAGACGCAGGAGATTTTGACTGGGCAGCAATTGCCTTATCTCTAGCGGATTGCGCAGCTCTCTGCGCAACTGTAGGCTTATTCATTTTTGGATTCTTAGACTTCATCACACTTTGAAACTTTATCTGGCTTAATGAACTTAGCCTAGGGACCAGATCAAGCGGGTCGGCAAAAAAATAACCCGACTCAAATCGTAAGTGCAATGCAAGTATGTTGTCCTTAGGTATCCTCGCCTTTATAAACTCGCGAAGTCGGGGCGTCCACTGAATCCTTTGTAAAAAGGAATCTATGAGCGCTTCGATCTCATCGAATTCAACAGGCCAAGGGAACAAACACACTCGTAATCCAAGC